ACAAAGTACGGATTTGTAAATAGTATTTTGAAAAAATATTAGTAAACAAGTACACAATAGTCAGGACGAAGAGTTGCAACAATCTTTGCAAGACCATCTTGACCATAATCAAGTCCTTGGAAGTCAACGTCAGTTAAGAACGTTCCAACCAAAATCCATTTTTCTACTACAACACCTGTTGGGTCTAAAAGTTGTAATGTAACATCCTTCTTGTAACCAGCAGCGTAACCCATACGACCAGTCACAGATTCAGCATGTAAACGAACCCATTCCATAAGAGCTTGAGCCGCAGATGGTCCAATTGGGTCACGGAACGTACAGTTAATCGTACCCCAAGTGTATCTACCTGCAACATATCTTTCAGTGTTTAAGAAAGGAATTGCAGTTGCTCCGATTGTAATTTTTGGTCGAGAGGTAGATTCAACATACCACTCATTAATGCCGAGTTCCGATGGAAAGCTAAGGATGAATCGGTTCATCCTTTTGGGTTCATACGGTATCGGCATTTTCATCAGTAAATCATTCATTTTTTTGTTTTTTTTTAAATTTTATTTTTATTCTTTTTTTATTATAAATAGTGTAGGTTTAAAATTTTTCTATTTACTTTATTTTTTTTTTAATGAAACTTACACTAGTCTTACTCATAAATATATTAATATTTCTTTTTTACTCCTCCGTGTGTTGAATACATCTGTACAATATTATCTGGGTCATCTTTTAATGCACTTTTCATCTTTTCTAAGTTTCTTAAATCATCATCAGAAAATCCAATTGTAGGAATAAAATTATTGCTTACATCATTTTTAAGGTAAGGAGTCTGCCCAAGTTTTTTTGACATATTAATTACATACCTTGAAAACTCTTTTATCGCGTCAACTTTTCCTTGTTCGGGACTTTGTGCTGAACCCTTCCCATAAGTAACAGGATAATATTTGTTCATATTTAAATATTGTTCTATTAACTCAGAATCACTAACTTCGTCTTCACCAGCAATTTCTCTATATTTCTTTAAATTTCTTACAAGTTCTTTTTTTGAAAGTCCCTTATAACCGACTTCTATAAGATTTTCGATGGACTGCTTGATTGTCTCGGGAGAGTGTCCCCTTGCCGTTATAATAGAGAAAATTGACCCCCCATTGATACATTCCACAAAATCATCCCAAGCCGGTCCAGTTTTACCTAAAAGAGAATCAATTATAAATTTTTTAGATAAAACTGCTGAAAAATTTCTAAAAGGATTTTCAGCAAAACCAACAATAGTTTTACCCTTATATTCAAAATCTTCTGTTCCAATTTTTGTTCGGTGTTCAGCAAAATCTTCCGTACCCATACCAACCTCGTTTCCGTCAGAATCTTTCAAGATAATCTGAGTCGGCATATACATTAAATTATCGTCCCAATCAAAAGCATAATACTTTAAATCAGGAGTTAATTCTTCTTTAAAACCTTCTACTAACTTTAACTTCATAACTATAAATATATTAAAAATAAAAAACCCCCTGTTTCCAGAGGGTTTTTAAATTTATTTGTTCTTAATATTAGATATTTTCGAAACTTGCACCTTGTGGAGTGATAATGAACTCGATGTCGATAAATTCAAGAGCCTTAGTTGGTTTCAAGAAGATACGTCCTGACATTTGGTTAGAATCGAAATCCGCAGGGTCATTAGAAACAGTCACACGGAAGTCTGTAATACCACGGTCTCTTCTGATAGCATCCAAGATTGGGTTTACTGAATCCAAGAACTGTTGTCTTACAACTGCGTCGTTTTGTTCAAACAACAATCTGATAGCTATTGCCGAAATCAACTTACGAGCTTGTAACAACAAACGTCTTACATTGATTCTATCAAGAGGACTTTCTCTCACCTGAAGTGTTTTGTTACCCCAAATTACAGTACCAACGTCGTTGAATGTTGCAATTGGGTTAAGTCTTCCTTGGTAAAGAGTATCTCTATCAAGTTGTGTCAGTCTACGTCTTGCTCTTACTGAGTTAACAATACCTCTTGTGTAACCTGCGGTTGCGAACCAAGGGAATGCAATGTTATCAGTAAGTGCTAAGTTACGACAAACTTCAGCTGTTGGTGGGATATAGATTTGAGTGTTAAATACACTATCACGAGTTAATACCCAAGGGTAGTAAGTTGCGGTGTAATTAGAATCAAAACCTGTATCAGCTAATGTGTCAACCGCATCTTGTGGATAAATGAAGTTGTCCATAGATGTTGATGGTTGTAACAAATCAAAGTCAGGTGTTGTAGTGATGTAGATTGAATCCGCTCTGTCAATTTCAACCATATCAATAGCCGCTCTTACAAGTGATTCGTTATTGACGTAATCAATACCAGGAGTTGCAAGAACATTTATATTAATAATTGATGGATTGTTAAGAGTTTCAAAACCAATCTTATATGAGTAGTAGTCAGTATTAGCATAATCACTAGTATTGTCTTCTACAGTGATTTGTCTAAATGCTCCCCATCCTGTTGAATTTGGATATGGTTGACATCCTGCTTGTGCCCCAAACAAATAACCGGATTTACCTAAAACAAATTGGTCACCGTTTGTTCTTCTTTCACGATAAATGTCCCATCCGTCAAAACCACCTGATGCTAATACAGTAAACTTACGTGAGTATGTTCTGTAGTAAGGGTCGTTAGAATTTAACGGGTCTGTAGTGAACGAAGAAGAACCTACTTCAAACGCTGTTTCACCTGAGTTTATATAAATATTAGAAATTAAACATACTGACGCTCCACTATCCATGTGGAAACCTTTAGTTTGCTTATTCCAAGAAGTATACACTTGTTCAGTACAAGTGTAAGCTGTTGGATTTTGTTTTCCTTTGTATTCAAAGAAGTTTGAGTCCCAACCGATTCTATCACTAAAACCTAAATATGTTCTTCTAACGTTGTCACCTGAACTAATAATAGAATTATCATTACCATTTGACAAACCAAAAGGAGGGTTACTCACCACTTCTCCAGGAAATGCGTACTTAGTTTTATAAATTGGGAACACCTCTAATTGAATTGAATTATTTGAAGAATCATAAGTTCTAATAGAATATCCTTCAAATCCACATGGAAGTGCGTCAGATGGAGCATCTTCATTAACTTCTAACATTATATATTTAGAATTAATTGCGTACTCTCCATCAGCAGTACCTATCTTTTTAGCTACGTAGTTATTTTGAGCCGGGTCCATAGAACAGCTTGTATATTTTTCAATAACAACTGGATTTTGGTCTGAGTCAAAGTAATCTCTCACTAATAAATCAACAGTACCAAGTTCAAAACTCATGTTTGCTACAGATAGTTTAACCTCTCTGTTGGCAGAATTACCATCAGAAATAGTAATGTATCGGAACAATTGATAAACTGTATTACCACGAAGTTCAGAAACAATCCAAGGAGAATATGCTGTTTGATATCTTTCTAAGTAGTTACCTAAAGAAAGTGCGTTTCCTGTTTGAGCCTCTTCATTTGTGATAAAATTGGCGTTTATACCTCTGATTGCTCCTTGACCATAACCATAGTTTAACATTGTTGGGAAATATTCCTCAACAAATAAAGGAACATCAATTCTGTTTTTTTGGAAGTTTCCTGTACCAAATACTTTACCAATAAAATTAGCTTTAGTATCATCTAATGAAGAAACAAAATTATATGAATTACCGTCTTTATCTGTACCAGTAACCCCAAATTCTGCAAATGGGTTAGTTTGAGCATCTTCATAAACTCCAGTTGTTGATAAAGTAGCGTCGCCAGTACCTGTTACTTGATATTGTGGACCATGTTGAGTAGTAGAATATTCAGTAATACCTCTTGAACGAAGTGTTGCGAGTACAATATTATTATACCCTGAGAATCCACCCATTCCTCCTGAGAAATCAAAAACTCCACCCTCTAATGTACCTGTTCCAACTCCTGCTGATGGGGACAAATCAAGTGTTCGTAAATAAAATGAGTATCCTGTATATCCTGTTGATAATGACGGTTGATTATAGAAAGAGGCATAATACCAAGGGTCATTTTCTACGTCATTTAAAGTAACTGCACTAAAAGATAAATCAGGAATTCCAAATGAATTAGTTGTAATACCAGACCAAGTTACTCCTGGAGTAGCCCCAGTACCTAATCCTCCCCATACAACCGCATTTGCGCCAGTACCTGTTATTGCAGTTTCATTTAACAAAAATGCACTTAAATCATCGAAATAAGTTGAGGTACTACCATCAAATTTTCTATAGGTAACATTTATATCGGATACAAAAGTCTCTGCACTTACGGAAGAAAAATCTATTGTAACAATACCTGTATTAGTATCTGCCGTATATCCAATAGCGCTTACTGTTCTTTCAGTATTACTACCTATTATAACCGTTTCTGGGTCTAAATTTGCAATTGCAGTTATTGACCAAGAAGGTCCAGCATCATATCCAGAAAGACCCAACACTCTGGACACAAATAATTGATTTGATTGTTGTAAGTAAGCCTTAGCAATATATGCTGCCTCATACTTAGGAATTTGTGTATTCACAAATTTTTCAGGTGATGTTGAACCGAAGTAAGCCTCGAACTCCTCAAAGTTAGTCACAAAAATCGGTTCAAATGCAGGACCCTTGAGCGTTTCGCCCACGACACCTAATGTTGTAACACCGACACTTTGTGCAACAAATGAAAGTTCGGTTTCGGTAGTATACACACCGGGTGAAACGAAAACTTTTGTTGCCATTTAATTTTTTGTTTTTAAAGATTTATTTTTTAATAAATACTATGTAAAAAAACAAAAGTTTTTATTTTATAAAACTATTTATTTAAAAGTAAGAATAAATTCTTACTTTTTTCTGCTTTGTCGATTAAGAACCTCAAAATATCAGAAGAATCTCATACAATACTAAAAAAGTACTGTCAAAAAAAAGGATTAAAGATTCATAAATTCTTGGAGAATTTAATAATTGAGACTTGCTCTGAAAAAAAAGATTTATACGGAGAACTTTAAACAAGTTCTACTGATAGTTGTATTTTTGAGGGGATTGTATTATCAGTTTTTACAATATTAATTAATAACACGTCATCAGAATTTACCGTCAATTTTGATTCAGGTTGATTTAACACATCGTTACCGTAAAACAATCCGTTAATTGTGAAAGTATATGAATCAATATTATCCAAACCAACTAATCTTAAATTAGCAACATATTTAAATTCTTGAGTAAAACTTGTGTTACCAAATGGAAAATCAAACACTAAATCAAAATTTGAACTAGTATCAGTTGTTCTACGATTTTTCTTAACCTTTGGAGATTTTTCGTTTGTTTCTAAAAGTGTGAAAGTTCTGCTAACACCAGGACTTACTTGGAACTCGTTTTCATCCATTAAGAATCCCATCATAGTAAAATTGTAACTTTGGATATAATATTTTCTTTTTTCAATTTCGGTAACAGATTCATCTTGGAGGTCGTCCATTATAATTGGAATATAATGTCCTTTAATTACTGTGTACGCCTGTCTTGATGAAAATTTTTCCACTACAACTTTATTGAATGCATTAAGTTCTCTCATTCTGTTACAAATGATTTTTATTGAGAATTTAATATCTACGGGAACTGGCTGAGGTATTGTGTAAACATCCATACCCTTAACCCCATTTTCCCAATTTGGGACCATTGCATAAAAAAATTGTTTTCTATTTGGTATGGTGTATTGAAGAGACGGAAGTGTTCCGTATTTAACCTCAGGGTTTCTAACTGTTGTTATAACAGGTACACTAACATTTTTATCCAAATCATTAATATTCCAAGTCTGTGTAAACTGAGCCCAGTTTTGAGTTGTAATTAAAATATCTACAACAGGAACAACTTTACCGTCAGTAACAACTCTTAATTCATTTTTAACAAAATCTAAAAACCCCCTATCCAAGTCCTCGTGTAAAATAGATTTGGGTAAGAAAGTTCCATACTGATTTATTTGGTCGAGCATTTCTTGTCTTCTTGACGGACCATATAATTCAGGAGTCAATTTAATATTTTTTTTTATTTTTTTACCAAATGCCATTATAATCCTCTAAATTCATTATCGTTAACAGGAACCGCAACAATGGTTCTGTAAAACGCTTTATACCCTCCGTAGGTATGTTTATTATCAGAAACTACACGACCATCATTTGCAACCGAGTAATACCTAACTCTTTTTTCAGTTTCATAGTACCCAATGTAGTCACCAAAGTCAACTTCAATCCCAAGTTCATCCAAATGTGATTGATAAACTGAAATTCTAATATTACCAGGCTCCATTTGGTCAAGTTTAGAATTACCCAAAAATTTATTCTCAGGAGCCGATACTTGTACAAACGCCTTAAATTCTATCGGAGGGTGGAACTTAATAGAATCTTTTGTAGTTTCACCATAAACATCATCAGTATTTGTTTTGGTCCTATCAACTTTGTAAAGGACAAGAGTAAAATTCATATCCCCCTCAAGCCATTCCCTTCCCATTCCAACATCCAAGTTGAAATCCTCTGCTCCAAAAAATTTATTTAATCTTGTAATTGGGACATTCCTCTGTGTCATATTGATAAATATATAATTTTAGATTATAATTAAAATAGTGCAAGAATCTGTTGACATTAGAAGTATTGAACAGAAAGCCCTACAGATATTAGAAGAGTATAAGGGTTCGAATAACTATATCCTAAAGTTAAAACAACAGCATGCAGTTAACCAAAAGTTTATTCCAACAAGAGCTCAGTGTGATTATATAATTGGGTTTAATCAGGTGGAACCAAAAGTTGCAAAAAAATGGGTTGAGGTTGATTCATATTTTGCAAAGAAACTTGTTGATGACAACCCATTCATTAAGGAACCTGATAAAATTTATGTTGAAAAACTTCTTGTAGAAAAAGATAAGTCATATCACATTTGGGGAAAGATTTTTAGTGGGGATACAATTCACGACTTTTGGATTCCTAAAACCGCAATTCACAAAGCAAAAACAAGAACAGCTGAAGTTGATTGGGATAAGTATTCTCACAGACCCGCTCTTAATCATCAAAA